GTCTTTGATCTGCTTATGAAGATGCATCAACTTATTGTTGGCTTCTAGAGAAGTTGTAATCAATTGCGCTACAACTTCATATGCACGAGGATTTTGGCTTTCAACAGCCACCTCAAGAATACTTTCAATAGCCTCTTCAGACTTTTCGATAATACGCTTTAAGTTATCACGAACTTCAGTATAGTCTCTATCTGCTTCTGTTCTACCAGTCTTGATCGACTTGACTTCCCTATGAATAACCTCTTGTTTAGGTTCAGGTTCGGGTTTTGGTAAATTCAAAGCATCGGATAAATTGTCATCAACATCACTCATAATGAATCCTTTAGAATGGCGTTATAGTTATAGTTGCTTGTCCTGTTGCGCCAAAAATAAATCCTGTTGCACCTGTTACTGCTTGTGCGCTTATGCGAACATTGGTTCCTGATAGTCCGTACCCTGAAGTAAGACCCGTGGGCAAAGAAGGAATAATATTTGCTTCCACTTTGCGAATGACGCTGATATCTTTGATTGGGCCGTACATATAAATCTTTGCCACAAAGGTAAGAGCCATAATGGTGACTTTTCTTGTTCCGTAATCACCCTGACTACCATCATCTCCTTCGGTCAAAGTTGCATTCTTAAACACAATAGGAATACTTACCGAAGGATCGGTATCATTCATATCCACCGTAAGTGAATATTCAGGTTGAAAATATGGTATTATTTGTTCAAATATTTGCAGAGCATCGTCTGTGTTCTTCGCTAAGATACTTAATGAAAGATCAATATTATACGGAACTCTCTCGTATCTACGCTTTGCCTGAGTAGAACTCAAATACGAAACCGTAGAGTTCATTGTAGATAACTTACGAGAAGCATCATACGAAATGCCCGTCATCTCAAAAGACAGACGGGGTAGATAGTTTTCTAACTTTACCTTTGCTTGATCGAAGTCAGTACCAATTCGCTCAAGACGGCGAAGAAATTTCTGACGAGGCCCATAAGCAATAGGAACCTTGATTCGTTCAACTTCATTTCCTCTTGCATCGTTTCCTCCTGCGGTATCATAACGAGCAATATGAATATTGTTGAACAGATTGGCAAAAGCCACTACTGTTTTTCTAACCGTACCATGATAGAAGTAATCAAACATGGTTATGGTTCTCCAAATGGATGGGTCTCATCGAAGTTCATAAAGATATCTGCTTCGGTTTGTATTATCTCGTTCGAATGATCGATTAGAGTTCCGAATGCTTCGCTGCTTCCTGTTGCCGTTATTGGATAATACGCCAACTTGTCCGACTTGGTCACATATCCTCCCGTGAGACTCCAGCCACCAATCGGATCCATAAGAACAATGCTTGTCGGTTGCTGCGGGTTCCAAGAATAAACGGTTGCTTTTGCAATCGCCGTCGAAAATTCTCCCGAAGTCGCCCCACTCGAAGGCTGATATACGAAGTCGCCTGTTGTAAAAGTTCCTGTTCCACCTGATACTCCTAATGAGAGTTGAAGTTTGAAGGCAACCTCTTCTACCGCATCTATTTCGGGTATACCCGTAGCCATCTTTTCCTCGCTGTATTGGAAAAGTTCGCAAGTCATTTGGTAGGAGACTAATTTGCCTAATTGATAAAAGGGGTTCTCGTGTTCTACAAACTTAATTTCAAATAGACCCCTGTTCAACGGAAGAAATAATAAATCACCTTCCATAGGTCGAGCCATTCCTGTTTCTCGCTTGAATCGCTTACGAGATACAGTAAACTTGACACTATCTCTTACTTCAAAACCAAACTTTGTAAATTGGTCGCCACCCTCAAATGCGGTGGTAGTATCCATGTACATCTCTATCATCTTGAAAGAACTAAATCGTGAATATGGTGCCTCTCCAAAGAAATCATCTTTTACCACCATAGTTTTGGGAATGTAGAACATCTCCATACCATGTATCTTGATGGCTTCGATAGTCAGATCCTCAATGAGGTTCTGCTCTGGCAAATTCTTGAACTTATTAAAGTATGGATTGAGTGCCATTTTATCCCATCATGAAATCTATTGGTAGTTCGTATTTCTTTACAAGTTCAACTTCAATTTCGTCTACTTCTTTCTGAGACTCATTGAAAATATCAACACCACGAAGAGTAACATCACCGGGAAGTTTGATGCCGCTGTACTTGCTCATATTTGTACCCCATTGTCGCTTAATGAGAGCAGTCAAATATTTTTTGAGCATTCTGTCTTCGTATATTTCGGTATGTACCCGAGGATCAAGAATACGATAACAGTCAATAATCAGATAAGCACCCGGTCTTACAATTTTCCAATCCATGTAGATTTCTAACTTGTTAGTCACACGGCTGAAATTGACAGACTTATCAGGGGACAAATACTGTCGCAGCAAAGATAGGTATTGTTGAGTCAAATCATACTGAACCATATCAATAGTGCCGAATGTATATAAATCATTCAGTGCATATTGGTAACGGACATCAAACATATCAATTGTTTGTTGCGATACATGGAAGATGCTAGTTACGCTCGTAATAAGATTGTCAATAGGGACTACACCACCCGTAAGATGTTCAGGTGTACCTCCAGTAAGACCCTCTTCGCTTATTGACTGTAGGCGATCTGATGCAGACAAACTATTAGTATTGTCGCTTTCAAGCAACAGGTACTTACGAGCAATGTCTTCAGCAGTTAGTACATATTTTAAATATACGCGCTCTACCCCATCAAAGTGGTATTCAGACATGAATTTCAACGCATCATCTACACGGTCGCTCAGTTGATCGTCATCTATATTGATTTCAACCACCGGCGCACCTAATTGGCGTAGGCAGTAATCTATTAATTTTTGTCGCGTGTTGACAGGCATCGAATTCCTCCGATGCTATTTAGACTTTCTCTAACGATGCTTTCAGGTTTTAACAATCCACTTAAGGCGTAGTTCGACCTTTGTAGGCAAAAAGAAGTCATTTGGATCAGCAGAAGTCAACTCCTGAAGCGAATGGGGAGCAGTTTGTAGCAGGGTAAAGGGTTTTGAGGATGTTACTGTGAGCAACCCTTGTCTACATGACATAACAACAACTAAACCGTGTGCGGACATATTGAGCGGGGTATTTGCAGGGATATTACCATCGTAAGCAAATACGAGGATGTTTTCCGAACCACTTATGGTTTTAACTTTGATACTTTCATGATTACCAAAGGAAGTAGTAAATAATGCAGGATAGTCCTTTGCTTTGATCAAAGATCCATTGCATTCTAACCAACCAAAAGGAACATCGGTAGACCATGAAGCCATAAGCGTCCCTACAGGTGCGCTAGCGTGTGTAACCGATACTGTAGGGCGTGTGAACACTCCTCGACCTTTTCCGATTCCTTGCATTACAAGAATAGTACCCTCGTTTCCTAGGGTTCCATCGGCATTTAAGAAATAGTTCTTTCCCGACTCAATAAAGTCAAGATTGACCATTCCTGAAAGGACTACATCTACCTCTGTATTCATTGGAGGGTGTAGTTTTTCAACAATTCCTAGTATAGGATCATTGGGATTACAATTACCATATGAACGCAAAACACCATCGCTCCCAACACAGACTACTATGCCAGGAGCGAAAGGTGCGGTGAAACCAAGAGAAACGGTGGATCGTATGGAGTCCGACCCACCGTTTCTTGGAAACATTAGATGCGAGGGTATTCCCGCCATTATGTGTTCATCAGTTCCTCTGTAGCAAACTTCATATTTGCTTCAATACGATCCTTCTGATCAGGTGGGAATCTTCCCTGCTGTAAGAGAGCAACCGATGCCTGACGAGATTCCTTAAAATGTCCTGCCCAATAAGAAGCAATTGCAAACTCATCGAGTAGCATCCACTCATAGATTGGAGCCGCAATAAAGAGTGCGCCTTCAGGACAACGACACTTTAGTCCCTGCTTTGCAAAGGAATATGCTTGATCAAAACGAATGTTCAGACGGCAAAGTCGAGCCGCTGCCCATAGGCTTTCTGCACGATATGGAGTAGCCTGATAAGCATTGAAGTACACTTTGATGATTTCATCAAGGTTCTTGTTCAGTACTTCCATGATGCGACCTGCTTGATAGAGCGAATAGAACACTTCTTCGTTCCATCCACCTAACTCTGCTCGCTTTAGATATGCAGCAAGAGCCTTCTCCCATTGCTGTGAGTCACGGTATGACTGTGCAAGATAGAAGTGATAACGGTTGAAGTCTTTTGGATCAACTTCACCCTTGAGTGCTTCCTCAAAGCGTTCAGCATCTCGCTCATACTTACCAGCCTGACTTGAACGATTGCCATCCTGAATTGGAGTATTCTTAAATCCACGAGCAAAGTCGCGTGTCTGAATCTCATCATGACAATCGACATACTCGTGAAGAATGCCGCGATAATAGAACTTCTTCTTCGTGGTTGTCATCTGTGGACGGTGATATTTGGTTCCACCGTATTCGGCAAAGATGTTGTACAGATCGGCATTGAGACTTGCCTTGAATTGATCAGGATCGAATCCAGGATCAAATACAAGAACTTCGTCAGCATCAATCATGTAAGCATAGTCGCCTTCGGTGCTAGCGAGTTCAAGAGCCTCGCTACGATTATGTCCAAAGTTCTTCCAAGGACGCTCGTACATCTTGCCAGGAATGCCAACATTCTCGAAAAACTTGCGAATCTTTTCCTGTGTTCCATCTGTTGAACCGGTATCAACAATGACCCAGTTATCAATAAGAGGAAGAACGGAAGCAAGGCAACGCTCAATAACTTTTGCCTCGTCCTTAACGATCATGCATAGAGTGATCGTCTTTGTCTTCGATGGATTGTTGGTGGGTGCCGATACAACTGCGGCGGGGGTAATCGGTGTAGTCTGTTCAATCGTAGTAACCATTATGTTCTCCATATTTAAAGAAACTGTGCTATCAAACTATATTTAGTTGAGGTAATCGCAGGTCAATGCCAAAAACCAATAAAATATTCAGGTAATCTCAAGAACCGACACAAAGGCATGAATGTATCCTGTTGTGCCAGGAGTAGCCCGCAGGGTATTTCCCGACTCAAGAATAATTGGACTGTCTAAGGCTTGTAGGGTAGTTGTAACGGGAACCGAGGCATTGGTGATAAGAGAATATCCTGTGCTGCCCTTTACTACTTCAAGGGTGACTGTTGTTCCGTTTGTACTATTCGTATTGCTAAAATTCACAGAGTTTACAATTGCAGTACCAGCAACACCGCTATAGATGGTGTTTGTACCTGCTGTGTTGAGATAGGTTCCTACGCTTTTATATGATTCTGGCATGAGTGAATTCCTTTTGAGTATTTATCCTTGTACAGTCCAACCTTTGGCGGTAGCACCTGCTCTATCGCATCCTACTGCACCCCAATTGTTGGTGATGTTGCAGGTTCTACCTGCACCACCTGTTGGTAAATTGGCAAATACTTGGTTTATTGCTGCTGGTGATAAATTTAGATCGTTTACATACAAAGGGGTACCACTTGCTGGTGCTGTAGTTGCTGCTTGCTTTAGACTAGAACAACCAGAAAACGGAGTTCCAATCGTTGTCGCGGCACTAAAGTTCAATAGAGGAATAGATTGAAGAGAAGTGCAAGTACTAAACATACTTTGAATATTTTTGCCGTTTATAGTATTCAATAGAGGAATAGTTTCAAGAGAAGTGCAAGTAAAGAACATATTTGTAAAAGTAAGACCACTCTGAGTATTCAATAGAGGAATAGTTTTGAGAGAATAGCAATTACCAAACATAGTTTGAAAATTAGTGCCACTCTGAGTATTCAATAGAGGAATAGTTTTGAGAGAACTGCAATTTTGAAACATAGTTTGAAAATTAGTGCCACTCTGAGTATTCAATAGAGGAATAGTTTCAAGAGAAGGGCAAGTACTAAACATACTTTGAAACATAGTGCCACTCTGAGTATTTAATAGAGGAATAGTTTCAAGAGAATAGCAATTTTGAAACATACTTGTAAAAGTAAGACCACTCTGAGTATTCAATAGAGGAATAGTTTCAAGAGACTGGCAATTTTGAAACATACTTGTAAAATTAGTGCCACTCTGAGTATTCAATAGAGGAATAGTTTTAAGAGAAGTGCAATTATAAAACATATTTGTAAAAATAGTGTTATTAGAAAGCCACTCTGTT